AACGCCTCTTTAATGTGGCTTCAGAGAACCCCAACAAACTCTGAAGCTAGGCCATCAAGTGGCTCAATAATCATACAGCGCTCCCGTATTCGGTCTGCTGACCATTCTTGCAACCCTCCTTGCAAGGCTTTCCGCGTCTTCGCCGGGGAGCTGGGTGACGTTGAACGTATAATTATTCACTATGGTAGGCTCTGGCTCAGGGGCGCTCTGTTGGCTTGAATCGGACAAAGCCTGTGCGGCAGCTCCTCCAGCCTTCTCTCCGGCAAGATCGCCGAGCAGAGAGCCTATAAGCCCACCTGCCACGGTTCCAATTCCAGGTAGTAGGAATGATCCCAGCGTTGCCCCTAAAGCGCCTCCTGCCAAACCGCCGCCGAGGCTTCCGGCGGCACGGCCCATTTTGAGAGAGCTTCCTGACTTGAAGGCTCCAAGAAGGTCAAAAGCGCTCATAGCCATGCCGAGCGGACGAAGTATCTTGCCGCCGATCCTGCCCACGCCTTTGAGTAAGCCACGGCCTCCTCGAAACAAACCGCCCAGCTTTGAACCAACACGAGAACGGCTGCCACTAAGCAAGCTGCCTGACCTGGAGCGAAGGCGAGAACGGCCTTTTCTTGCTTTGCCTTTGCGGCCAGAGCCAGCGGTTCCGCTCTCAAATCCTCCAAGCCCTCCATCGGGCCAGTTAATGACCTCCACGGCCATAGCGCCGCCGCTGACAACTTCGGCCAAGGCGTTGCCGACTCCACCGCGAGAGCCGTCAGCTCCTTTCCTGGAGAAAAAGTTCTTGATGGCTTTGCCGCCTCGGAAGAGTGCTCTTCCTCCAAGAAGAGCGGCAACACCACCAGCACCAACGGCTCCAATCGTGATCGCCGCCTTTGCGCCTTCCTGGCCAAGCATTCCGAGTGCATCGGCAGCCATTTCGACAGGTGGCGTGAGATAGTCATCAAGGGCTTCTTTCCAAACAGTGCCGATCATGCTCATGGCGCTGTTGAATCCCTTCTTTGTGTTCTCAACATCCTTATGCATGGACGCCATTGCACCTTCGCGAGAAAGGCTCAATGAAGCATCAAGAGCGATTTTGCCTTCCGTCATGAGCGCATTGATAACCTGAGCTGACTCGCCAGTTATAATGCCGCTCTGAAGGAGCTGATCAACATTGCCGTTTGTTGCTGCGATCAAGTCCAGGGCAACTTCATGAAGCGGACGGGCAATCTTTTGCCCTGCTTCAGTTACTTCACCGGACCAAAGCGTCACTCCGAACTCTTCAAGCTGGTCAGATTTGGAGAGCATTTCACGAGTGAACGCATTGATAGCGGTGTTGGTCACTGCTGCGTCGAGGGTGACAGAGTTGACGGCTTGCATGAGAGCACCAACTTCCGTTGCTCCCTGCATTCCCTTTCTACCCGTCTGGGAGCCATAGTTGGCTGCCGTCCGTGCGTAGTACCCAGCCAAGTCTTTCATTTCGACCGAGCCGACTTTGCCCTGCTCAAGCAATGTAGCAATCAGCTCTTCCCCGTCTCCCACATTCAGGGCCGTTCTACCGGCGGCGATAATCCCACCAATATCGGCACCCATTGCGCCGGAAGACTTGATTCCAAGTCCGAAGGCTCGGAGGTTCTTGACGGCTCCGGCGAAGTCTCCTGTCCTTGCTACATAGGTTTCGACGGCGGACCACATTTCTTCAGGAGCGACGCGCAAGGAAGAGGCAACCCCGAAAACGTTTTTCTTCAGGGATTGCATCTGTGCATCGGTGGCCCCGGCTGAGTTTTGCAGTCGCAATATTTTGTCTTGGAGGTTGCCGACCTCTCTCACGGCCATGCCGAGGCCCAACGTGCCGAACAGTCCCGTCCATCGGTTAGCTACGCCGTCAAGACCTCGATTCAACAGACCGGCTGCGGAACGCGCCGCCTTGAGCTGTCCAACGCTCTTTCTCAGAGAAGCCCCGAATCGCCGGGATTGACCTTCAGCTTTTTCCATGCTCCGGGAAAGCTTGCCGGTTTCGCTGGCTGCTTTGCCGGTAGAGGAGGCTTGACGATCCATAGAACTCGATACGAGCCGCGCCGACCTACCCGCCAGCTTGGCCGTGCGGCTCGTATCTTTCTCCGTTTTGCGGAGAGCTTTGGTCAGAGAGGCGTCAACGCGCCCGGTAAGGCGCAATGAAGCTTTCATCTGGCTCATGCAGCACTTTCCCTTTTCTTTTCGTCGCTGAGGCGAACCAGCCAGTTTATGAACTCGTCAATGGTCCAATCCTTCATTTCGGAGAAGGGCTGATTCAGGCTACGCGCAATGATCATCATGCCCTGCTGAAGTTCTTCCGGCGTGGGCTGTTCGGGATGAAGATCATCGAAAGCATCCATGACCTTATCCCAATCGCTCAGGTCCACATCAGCCATAGTCGCTTCAGGGACTTCGCAGAGGTTGGCGTAATACAGTACACGTTCCGCTTCTTCGCTCTTGGCCTTGATGTTCTTGGCGGCGAGGACGTCTCGGACTTTAGCCCTTCGCATCTTGAGAACGCTGACTTCCATGCCGTCGAGCTTTACCGGGTGATCCAGATTGATTTCTTTCATGTCGTGATCCTCTTGTGGTTAAATGCCATTGGCACGGTAAAAATGAATCGGGCCGGACTGTTCTTGATCAATTCCGGCGGTACTGCGAACTCCCCAACTGTCCGTTTGCCAAAGAGACTTCCAGTTTGTCCGAAGCGCAGGGATATTCCCTAATGCGGTGTGCCCCCAAAAACCGGCATCGTGTGCAAAGCGCGGAAGCACTTTGTCCAGAGTGTGCCTGACGGGATTCAGCAGCTCATTGAACGCCTTTGCTGCCGGTGCGAGAGCTGCGGCCTTCTCGTTGTATTCCTTGGCAGCGAGGCAGATGTTCACGATCTGGATTTTGTCCATCAGGACTTCAATTGTTGCTTCCGTATTCATCCGCTCGGAGCGCAACGATTCTTCCTTGCCGGTCAGCGCTTCGACGACATCCTTTGCCAGCTCAATGTCGTTTTCGAGGGCGCGTGCCCTGTCGAACAGGGAAGAGAGACGGTTGTCGAGGCTGGTGCAGTCTTCGCCGTTGGCGATGGCCTTCTTTCTGGCCTCCCGCGTTTCCGATACATGCTGGTGAACTTGCTCCAACGTGGAAACGCTGCTGTTGGCGTTCAGGATTTTCTGCATGGTCGATTGGATTTCTGCATCAATGCTCTTCAGCTTATCGTGTGCAGTGTCCTTTTCGGCCTCCAGTTCCGTGAGCAGTTCATGGGAGAAGTCCTCAACGGCACGATCTCCAATGAATTTTCTCACATCAGGGGGTGTCAAAACGTTCATGGTTCCTCCAGTTACTGTTTTAAGTGTCTTAATGTGTTGTGCTAACTCTGTTGTTAAGGCGGTGTTCCAACGCCTCGCGCTCGCATCTCTCCACCTGTTTGGCTACGGCATATTGCCGTTGTTTCCAGATGGCTAATTGCTGCTCTATGGGCATGTCTTCAGAAGTCCTGAGAAGGTCGAAAGCTTGTTTAATGAAGTTCATCTGGGAAAGGCCACAAGCTGAAGCCGCAAAGGAGACTTCTTCAGAAATCGCGTTCGGCTGTTTTCTGGAGGCTTTCTTTCGAGTGTGCTTCGAGCCTTTGCCCGGATTGCCAATCATTCGGACATAACGTTCCGAAACGCCCAGGCGTCGTGAAATCTCTCGTTTAGAGAGGCCCTGATCAATTAACGCCAATATTCTAGGCTTTTTGCCCTTTTTAAGTTTCCCTTTGGGTATTTCTACAAGTTCTTTGGCGTGATGGGTTGAGAGGATGGACGCCGCTTCTCGGCCAATCGTTTTGGTAATGAAGTGAGAGTCAAACGCTTTTTCAGGAATATAGAGATTCCTGCCGCCAAAAGACTCAACTAACTTATCAGTTGCCTCTTTGCCGAGTAGCTCTTCAAGCCATTCCATCTTAAGCCATGTTGCGCCCATCTATGCTTCCTCCACTCGTGCCGCTTTGCTTCTTTTGACCACGTTCTCCAGGGCCACGAGGACGCCTGTCAGTTGTTTCCGATCTCCATATTCAAGCCGAGTCAGTCCGGTTTGACGCTTCAGGATCGAGGCGGCGTAATCCCAAGGGATGAACTTGCCTCGCAGTCGGCCAAGTTCGGACAGAAGGGCTTCGATTGCCTTCAGTATCCTTGCCTGTCCGGTGTTGTGTTTGTCGGCCAATGGAGCCGGAAGGCCGTGCTTATCGCCAACGTGCCGGGTGTGCTTTGTTTCCCAGCCAAGCTCTGTGAGATGTTCAAGAGCTTCCTTCAGACCGTCGATGGTCAGGTCTTTGGCTGAATCGACGCCGAGCCTCCCGCAAAGGAAGGCCCGGTATTCGTCCTCGGACATGCCGAGTTGTTTTTTTGCAATGTGAATCTTCGCCAACATGCTGTTTCGATAGCCTTTTGCCTTGCTGCGCTTGGGCTTCCTGGGCAAAGGGGAACGCTTCTCTTCGCGTCTTTTCTTGGCATCGAACACCGCTCTGGGCATTTCTATGACCGAACCCATATGCAGACCTCCGTTTAAGTGCCGTTTAAATTCGCTCAATTCGCATTCAACAAATTTTGACGACTAACGGCCCGTCTCGGCCTCTTGGGATTCCTCAGACGGCAAAATCGACTCGTCAAAGTATGCATCGTAAAGATCTTTGATCCGATCCCGGTAGTTGAGCAAAACATACCCAGCGCCGCAAAGAGCTTGCTGGGAAAACTCACCTTCTCTTTGATCCTTGAACCAAAACGCTTCCTGGATGAAATTCAACACAGAGCTTTCGTCATAGACCGCTTCCAGCCTGTGCTGAAATTTGCGATTCTTCATAATTGTCCCTCTCCTTTAGATTTAAACGGTCCCGCCGAGTTCGTGCCATGCGGCCTTGATATGTTCCGCTTCCATGGAAACGGCTTCGCTTGCCGCCATCATGGCCGCAAGACGAAGAGTCTTGGTCAAGCCCCGGAGTGCTCCGGGCTGCTTAGCGATCTTGAGACAGACGTTCCGGGCGTTGCTGCCAACATTCCATGCCGAGAGCAAAGCCGATACGTCATCGGATTGAGGCGTGTTCAAGCGCACCTTCCTGCCGATCCGGCTGAAGAGCTGGGCGAAGTGCGCCTGTCGTGCGCCGCCGGTCATCTGGGCGTAAACGCTTTCGTTGCCCATGAGCACCAAGCCGACATCCGTTGCATCGTGAAGGCTGCGAATGCCTTCAAGAGCATTGGTCGACAGGTGTTGCGCTTCGTCGATAACGAGAAGCCCCGCCGTTCCCATGATCCGGGAAATGATGGCGGCTTCGTTTCGGGCCGCTCCATTGAAGCTGTCGCGAAGGCCCACGGCGAAGACGATCCGCTCAAAGCAAGTGGCAACGCTGGCCGTTGAAGGCGTCATGGTGGCGATCCACACGTTTGGGTGAGTGCGTTGGTAGTTCCTGGCCGCGCAAGTCTTACCCAGACCGGCACCGCCATATATGACGGAAATGTCCGAAGCGACCTGGGCGTAACTCAATGCCGCCAGCACTCTCTTGCCGGTGGCCGTGTCGACCCATTCAGGCGCTTCCGGCAGCCGAGCGGCTCCGGTAGCCCGTTCCGTGCGCTGTTTGAGCCAACGGCGCATTTCGGCTTCCAACGTCTCGTTGTCGCCTTTGTACTTGTCGGAAAGCCACTGGCTCAAACGAGCTGGGGTAACTCCCGCTTCCTTGGCGGCTTGGCCCTGGGTCATGCCAGTGCGCTCAATTTCTGCTTTGACCAATTCTCGGCAATTGTTTTCAGCCGAGCTGGCGTCATTGACAGCGACTTGCACCATGAGTAATTTCTCCTTGTCTTTGTTTTGGGCTTTCGGCTGCGTTTCACTTCAGGCCGGAAGCCCGTTTTTTATTCAAAAGCAACAATCCCCTTCGATTACCGGCGATCCTGCCGCCAGCTCTCCAAAGGTAGATTCAGGCTTGTTTTGCTTGCGTTGCCAGCCAGCGCCATGCCTACGGCGAAGCTCTTCATCAGTGTACTGATAGCCCATGGAATGCAGCTTCTCGTCGCGATCGATAGCTACTTTGACCTCGTTGGAATCTTCGATAATCCGTTTGACTTTGGGGTAGGCCGCGCCGGAATAGTTCCAGTCGGTAAGCCACTTGGCAGGGCCATCATTGAAGCTTTCGCAAACGAGGTCCGCGTCTGATCTGAGGATGTCCAGGCGAACTTGACTATGGACATTGGCCGTTCCGACATACGGCTTTGCGTCCGTCGTGCCGGTCTGGGAAAGAATGATCTTGGATATTGCGCCATCCCAATAAAGCAGGAACTTTTCGTAATCGCCGCCAGCCGATTTGAGGGCTTGAAGAAGGCTCAATTCAAAGCCTTTGGGAATCGCCACTGCGGAGGTAATACGCAAGGATCGCGCTGCCTCCAGGGCTGTCCTTTTGTCCTGTTCGTCTGCGGAGTCGCTGTACTTGGCAAGGGCGGTAGGAGCGGCAAACCTGTCCATGTATATGGCCCAGAACTTAGCTCCGTTCCTTTTCAGGTAGACGGGCCAATACAGGTAATGGGCAAGCCCTTTTCCGTAGGGTGAATCATCGTCATCCGCTCCAGCTCGATAGACCCAGAACTTTTGTTCCGGCATGACCTTGCCGCTCGGATCGCTCCAGGACTTCAGGCGAAGCCGCTTGTCCTTGTCAAAGGCGAAGCGTTGAGCCTTGCGGACTTTTATGGTGTCGAGCACGACATTGCCGCCATCCATGGCCCACATGCATTCGGCCACGGCATAACCGTAAAAAACACCGGCCAGCATCATTCGCGTAATGCGGTCAAACTTGATGTTGTCCAGTTGCTTTCGCAGGGAGTCGGCAGCCTTTTTGCTCAACTCGTCATCCCTGCCGGGAGTGACTTTCCAATCCCTGGCAATCACCGCATCCCGACGTTGCTGAAGGCATGAGGCTACCTGTCCATCACGAAGGAGCTTTTCATATTCTGAAAGGTCGCCTCCCAGAGAAAGCAGAACGCGATCCTCGTTGGGCATGATCTCTCCAACAAAGGCGTCAAGCTGGCTTGCCGAGTACTCCGGCAATTCGGGAGCGGTGAAAATAGTCTTTGTATTACTCATAAATATACCTTGATCATTCAATGTCGGAGGCCGCTTTTCGCGGAGCTTCCCAATCTAACTCGTCTTTCAGTTGGTCTTGGGCAGCCTGAATCATCAAATCATCAACTCCAGCCAGCATTTTTTGGTAACGGGAGTTATCCAGCCCCATGAAATCGGCGTCATCAATGCGCTTCGTCTGGGCCTTGCTCACGCCGTCAATCTCCTTGCGGCCAGTGCCGCCGAAGACGGGTTGCATGAGGCTGGGCGAAGGCATTTCAGGAGAGTCGGGAGAGGGATACAGGCCAGCTAATTCAATAGCGTTCATGCGCTTTTCAGCCTTGGCAACTTGACGTTGGGCCTTCAGCTTGCGCCGCTTGTTCTTGTTCCATTCCCTTGCGGTCACGGTGTCATTGAATGCGACACTGGCAAGCCACTGAGCATCACAAATCCACTGCCCGTCCAGGGTGTAAATATGGGCATCGTTCTGGAGATTTTCCGGGTCATAGTAGGCCACGACTTTGC